GTAGTTGTGATCAAAAGCATGGTAGAAACTTTTTTCTGCATGCCTTACCCAAGGTTTATCTCCAACAAGTCGACCCAAGAAGTCTTGCGGATCATAACTGCCAGCATGCCATAAGCCATGTGTGGTTACTGGAATACCCAGCAACTCACTCATATACTTTAGATTGATGATACCCGGGTGCCAAGCATCAGTAAAAACAAAGTGATCGCCTGGACAAACGGCTCCGTCACAAAATAGCCTACCCATCTGCTCAATTTGTCGAGCCTTGTATATATTGGTGCCACCAAAATTAAGAAAAGCACCAGGAGTAGTGGCTGTAGGAATATCCTCAGGGCCAGAGATAATTTGAACATTGTGTCCTCTCTTTCTCAAAATAGCCGGTAGGTGGGTTTTCCACTGCGCTGTATAGCGTGTTTCTACCGGCTCAAGGTCTACTAAGTAGACGGTCATTGACGACCATTCCTATAGTTGTTATTATACCCGTTGTTATTACGGGGCCGACTTTCAAATCGCTTGTCGTTGTTGTAACGACGAGGGCGTTTGGACGCCTCGTATGCCTGCCAAGTTTTACTCTGGCGATTATACAAGTCTGCCTCATTATAAGGCAGAAGATTGAATCTGCAATAATTCAGCAGATTTTCAAGATCGTCAAATATTTGAACGACTTCTTTTTTCATCATTGTTTCCTTTAGTATTTGATGAATGAACCATTTTCCCCGTCTTCGGAGACCTCAATCCAGATCTCACGACCTGGGTACTTCTGTGAAATAACGTCGTATAAATCTCCCGACATCATTTCGCAACTCTTGTAATCTAATTGGATTGTACCTTCTGCATACAGTTTTTCCAACCAGCGTTTAAACTGAATAAATTCAATATCGCGATCATCGTGTGTGACACCAATCCAAACTTTAAAGTGGAAGATGTGACGATGCGGATAGCCTAGGAAACTTACATCATACTCGTCACCTGTTGCTAGGTTAGAGTCTGTAAGTGCGGCTGGATATTTGTGAATACCTTCTTTGCGGAAGGTAACCCAAATCATTTTGTTGGGACGTTGGTCTTGTCTAATAATCATGTTGGCGTATCTTGTGTGTACTGATCCCAATGAGTATACTTGTCTTTACTCATCAAGCTCTGTAGGTGATGTGTCCACACGCCTGGATTTGTAGCACCCCAAGTTCGGTCGTCCAGTTTAAGTGTGGCATTATAGTTGAGTTGATTAATGTAAGGTAACTTGACACTAATCATGGGAACAAAGCGAGGATATTCGTTATATGCAGATTCCAATACACCTTCGATGTGTTCAACACCAAAGTCTAACGAAACCCAGTAGTCTTCTTTTAGACAGCCGATAATAACTTCATCCCATGCTTGGTATTCTTCGTGGCTAATTGCCTTTGGATTAAAACTTTGACTAGTGCCAAAGTATATATGCGTCACTTCATGCTGTGTTGCCTTATATAGGATATCCTCTAATGGAGGCGTACCTACAACAAACAACGTTTTCATGCCGTAACAAATAGTATGTTCGACCTCATAACCTGTAAAGTAAACGACACCTTGTCGTTCTTCAGTGTTTAGTCCCATTTGATATAACCTCTGCTGTAACCGCTTGGACGATCCGCACCATCCGCAAACGCTTGTTGCCACTCTGTTGTACGATTATAACCTCTAGTCCAAAAACTATCAACCTCTAGTTCACCGTTTTCGATCCATATGGCCGCATCTTTCATGCAATCGTAAAATCTGTCAGTTCTTGGACTTGGAAATACCATAGTACAGGCTTTCCACAATAAATTACCAAAGTCAGTAGTAACTGTTTTTTGACTACCAATAACTACCAGTGCTTCGTTGTTTACAATTGGCTTATCGAATACATCTGTTCGACTGCTTAAATCTATAACGACATCAAATGTGCCAGTGTATGTAGTATCGAGCAAATCGCCCCACAACTCTTTATTACTGTTACCAACTACAGTAATGTCAAATACAAATCGGTTTAATTTAATAGTGTTGTAGGCAACCCATGCTAAAAAACCACTACCTAAAATTAGCAGTCGTTTTCCTTGTCCACTTCTTTTGTAAATGTCTGAAACAGATTGTTGTACAATATTGATTCCGCAAGCAACTGGTTCTAAAATGTATTTAGGATCTGCTTCTGGAACACGAACAAATTCATTTTGACGTACATTATAAAAGTCAGCGTATGCTGGTTCACCGCGTGTGGCAACATAGTCGCCTTCTTTAACGTCAGTTACTAATGCACCAACTTTAGTAACAATACCCAATCCTTCGTGACCTTGCATTTCCAAAGGAAGAGGACCAAAGTTGCCCTGCATCATATCAATGTCACTGCGACATACACCAGTCATAACTGCTCGAACTTCGATTTGATCCGAAGCGGGGTCCGGTTTGTCGTATTCCACTTCTTCAAAGAAGCCTTGCCCTGTTGTTTGTAAACAGCGTGTCATAGTTTTTCTATTCTTTCATGTATCCAAGTATCAACAGCATATTGCTGTAACCAAAAATCGGAATTATCTATGTTAGCGATAGCATCTACAATCATATTGTGATATGCTTCTTCAGGACACCAGCCTAGTTCAAAACGTTCTACACTGTTATCCTGCATTATAAATTCTATGGAACTGTCTTCCACATCCATGCTACGCCAGTTGGCCTGACATCCCCATTTATTACCAAAATCGATATGACACACATCGTCTACATCGTAGATGCCGTTGGGATTAACAGTACCATATTCGGTACTTTCGATATCTTCTAATTGCCAATACTGCAAGGATGCTTGGCTGTTAACTGGCTCATGTTTCCAATCAGAATTCATAGCCACATATAAACTCAGCAAGTGCGGCATTAAATCTCTGCTAACCCCACCAAATGCTAATTTTTTAGTAGTGAACCAACTGCCAGGGCTAGGAATACAATTTTTACGTATCCATCGTATGTTCACAGTCTTGGCCCGGTTTGCTAGTTCTGCTAGTTCAGCAATATTACTACGCCACATATTGTTTTTAACCATTATGAAGCGTGTTTGTTTAAATTCAGTTACCAGTTTAGTCCAAGTAGCACTGGTAGCAACACCAGGCTTTTCGATAAACACAATTTTACTGTGCGGCGCAACCCGGGCCGCAATTTCAAAGTGTGTAAAGTTGGGAGTACAAATATGTACAGTATCAAAAAGTCCGTGTATTAGTAATGCTTTATCGACGGAATCGAAATCTGCACCCTTACTTGTATCCTGATCCGTAGTGATTACTTCGTGACCAAGTTTTTCTAGAACAGTTTTATATAACTGTCCTATACCCATTCCTACTACTAGACTTTTCATTTATATGTGGGAAGTTCGTTAACGCACTGAATGTTTACACCAGATTCTTCGCTGGCAAATTTATGTAGTTGATAATCAGGAGAATTCATACATGTAGCATACCCGATAAATTTATCTGATAAGCCAATCGTATTTCCAGTTTTTGCAACTTTAATTACAATGTAGTAATCATTAGCACCCACAGTGTCTTTTGCGGTGACCTGTGATGCAAGAAATCCCACCAATCCTGCAATTACCATTAATATGCCTAGTTTCATTTGATGCCTTCTTCAAGTTTGTCAAGTTTAGCAATTTCATCATCGGTAAATTCTTCACCGTGTTCTAATTGTACACTCTCCTCTTCTACTTCGTCAAATAGTTTGGCAAAGTTTGTGCTTGCATTTACAGTTTTCTTACCCACAGCACCCCTAGTACCGGGAATAGCCATCCAAAACTTACTGAATTCTTCAATAACTGCATCAGCAGTGGCCTTGTCTGGGGCACTAAAAATGGCATCTACTACATCTTTAAAATAAAGTCTATCAAATTTCTCTTGAACTAACATACTTGGACATAGTCCTGCATCATATTGCCGATTGGCTTCCTGTACAGCATTAAGGTGCATCCAAACATTATGCCCCATGAGGATTGCATAACTAAAACTATCCCACGAAGTTCTGCCTTCCTTGCCAACTTTATTCAAATCACCTGGCGCATATATACACACTTCTTTAATTTGAACACCATCTATAACTGGACTATTATCGAAATTTTTAAAATGCCCATCTTGCATTACTGCATCTCTAAATAATCTTGTATCTTTGGCATATTTTTTGTCGTCGATGCTGGGCAACATTCTATAGACCCATTTAGTTCTGTCTTGAGTTTCTGTTTGAACATATACCTGTCCATTAGCAGTGGCCAAGAACGGTGATGCACAGTCAAATGATATTGTGAAGTTTGGATTATGATATTTGCGTACAGCACGTTGAATGTCGGTTAACAAACATGCCCACTCCAATTTACTAGTACCCAAGAAATGCATCCAATCTTGCTGACCTTGTTCTAATAGCCCGTCAAACTTTAATGCAACAAGTCTACGTAAAACTAAATCTACGTCACACATGTTCTGACCACCCATGGCCCAACCATTAAATGGCTTGTCGTATTTCTTTGGGTCGCAAAAGTCTTTCATTTGCTGATACCAATCTTCTGCTTGGTCGTGATTTTCACCTTGCAGAACATTTAAGAATTTACAGTTGCCATTACGATGCTTAATAAAGTATTCGTTATTGTACTTGGTTGCACTAACCGCTTGATCATAACTACTGATACCACTGTTCTTAGCACCAACTGGACTACGTCCAACCCATGCTGGAATATCCAGTACCATGCCGTAGTCCATTAATGCATCCATCCAAGTCAATACTTGTTCACGTTTCTTTTGTGCCGCATCTAGTTTTGCCTGATACAACTTAACATGATCAACTTTGGTATGCTTTGGGTTGCCATTCTTATCAGTCTTGGGATTTCCAGTGGGGTCAATCTGCGGAACTAATTCAATGCCGCGAGCAATGGCTTCAGCCATGCGTTGTGCTACAATTGGACCGGTGGGATCATTCCACTCGCCTTCCCACACTCCCTTACCAATCTGGAATCCACCCGAGTCGCCTAATACCCAACTGGTATTACGGTTTCTGTTTCGGAACATGTCCTCACTGTCGTCCTGTTTGGTTAGATCCAAGTTAGCATGACCTGCTGAATACAAGCAATGGTCGAAATAAAACGCACCCTTGTCAGGTTCTAAAAAGTTGAGACTTTCCACACCGTTTTTAAAACTGGCAGGAATTCTTGCTGGGTCGACATAGTTTCCGTATCTCTGTTTTCCGATAAAGGTACTGTAAAATCCACTAGTCGCCGGTAAAAAATATGCGTAGTCGTTCTGTGTTGCTGTTAAGTTTTTATTCATTTTATCCTACTAAATGCTGGGCTAGTACCATGCAACTGATCCATACCCATATAGTGTTGAATCCTACTAATGTTGGGAGTAATTTCTTTTCGCTGGCCCAAATAAGTGTTAGACTGGTCGCCAGCGTAAAGAAATATAGCCACCAAAGGCTAATACCAAAGATTAAACCAGGAATAATAATTGTAGCCTTGGCAAACCAAGAAAGAAATTCAACTGTGTTATAGTCAGTCCAATATTCTTTCTTAAACCACATGCCATAACATTCTTTCATTTTAGCAAAGCCTATATGTCGATATACTACGCCACAACACACTAAGAACGCCAAACATCCAGAAAATATTTGTACAGTAGTCATAAGTTTTCCTTATTTAGATTGTGCTGGTAAAATATAATCGTAAACTGCAACACCGCTGTCAACAGTAATTTGCATAGCACCTGCATCTGCAATCTTCATAGTAACTTTACCATCAAGGTTCAAAATGCTTTGCACTTGTGCAACGGGCCACGACCAAGTGTGTTTTAACTTTCCGCCAACTGCATGTTGGAATGTAAACGATCCTGCGTGTGTGCTGGAATCACCAAAGAAGAATACCAAGTTGTCATCTTCTGTACGAACTTGGAAAACTGTTTCTTCACTGTGCGCCGCGCTTTGTAGTTTCAAACGACCAATGGCCGCAACGCTGGGTTCGAATTCAACTTCCCAACTTGCACCTTTGAACTTGACTGACTTTAATTTTTCGCTAATCAGTTCAGATGCCATAAAGCGATAATCGTTTTGGAAGTCACCTGCTTGATTTTCAAAGTGTAATCCTACCGGAACATCTACACCGTTTTTAGTTGCTTTTACCACATTGATTTGTGCGTTCTCTTTGTACTCTGGATTCTTCAAGTGAAGATTCAACTTGTCCAAGTTTGGCATACCAAATGTGCCATCAAATTCAGCAACCGCCTTGTGTGCAGTAGCAGTAACAATAACACTACGATCCTCTGCCATTGATTCAATTGTGGTTGAATCTTTTGCACCTGTAATCTTTACCAGTGGCAAAAAGCCCAGGCTGTGTGTATGTGCTACGATGTCTGTTAAAATATCTTTAATCATTATAATTCTCCTTAATGTTGATTATATTTAGGTTTTCGGTCAATGTCAAGTCTTTAAAACTCAAACAGTTGATTAAATGTGTTCTTTTCTTCCGTACTTGCTACGTCCCATTTAAGAACTCCAATTAAGTTATCCAGTTTATTGTCGATAATAGTTTGTTCCATTTCTGCATCATCGAACGGTAATTCCATGAACCACTTTGGTAAACGTAGTTCATCGACAGGATATGCTACTGATGTATATCCTAATGGATTGGGTTTAAGTTTACAGACGATGACTTTTTGGCCGTCTGTAATCTGCATACTATACTTGTCGCTGTTCATTCGACGTAGAGAATTCCAGTTGATACTAGCACGAACGTGCCCAGGCATATTTGCCTTGCCCTGTTTCTTTTCTTTGGCTTCGTATTCTGTAACGTTGTTGGCACGTTTGGGCGAACCTTTCTCCCAACCGGGTCTGGCCTTGAATTCTGTACGGAACTTGGTAATGTGGTCTAGTACTTGTTCTTCTGTTTCGCCAGTCAGCACCTTTTCCAGTACATCACTCAAGAAGTCTTGAATAAATGCTGGTGTGTCACTGCGCTTCAAATCCAGGCCCATGGCCTTGATCTTACCAGGTTTACCATCTACGTCTGCACGTTTGCCTTCTTTGTCATAATACAATACAGCATAACGCTTCTTGGTAATAAACAAACCTTTCGATGCCACAATCTCTCGGCCTGCTTTGATAACATCGCCACGACTAGGAGGACAATGGAAATGATCTTGCATGAACTTAACAAACGTACTGTTTACTTCTTCGCCAATCTGATCATACAGTGCAGTGATATTGTCTTTGGTCCAGGGAATGTGACCAGCCTCGATATCTTTTTTCAATGTAGTATACGCTGAAAAGTAACAACTGTCAGTGTCGCCATAGATAACTGCTTTACCCACGTGATTATATTCACCTGTGATAATTTCATTGACTTTACTGGCCATGTGTTTGGCAATTTGCCGACCAACTAGAGTAGTTGACTGTCCAATACGCTTGTCAAAGAATCTACAGCCTGGGTTAAGAATAGCACCATATAAACTGTTTAGGTTAATTTTCTTGACCAACTGACGCTTGTCCCAATATTCTTCTTCGACTTTGTTACCTGCTTGGATACATTCTTTGAGCTTGGCCTGCATTTCTTTACGTTCAGCATACCACCGCTTTAGCAGTCCAGGAATAATACCTTCCTTTTCGTAAGTAAAGATAGTACCGTTGGCACTGAGCATCCAAGGTTGATTACTGTCAAAGATAATTTTATAAACTTCGGCACCACTATGTACTGTGTTATTGCCGTCTTCCCAGTCGATGACAATTTCAACATCTTTACGTTGTGCCATTACTGCTTCGTATTCATCTGCACCAAACTTACCTTCCCAACTGCCGGCAAATGATTTTTTCTTAAGAGTCATCTGTTCATGAATATATGCTTCTGTCATTGTAGGTCGCAACTGACCCACAATAGTTTCCGGACCCATGTTTAATGCACGAATGGCACTGGGGTATAGACTGTTAATGTCCAATGAGCCAATCCAGTCCTGTAATCCTTCTTTAGGGTGTGCAACATACGCACCAGCGGCCGCTGTATTTTCATCGTCATCTCGTTTGGGACGATTAGGCACTTGAAATCCTCTGCGATGACTTTCGTTAATAATTGCCTGTTCAGTAACAGCCACAGCACCCATAGTGGTCTGTAGCAACACAGTACATTCATGTGCCAGTTTGTTAGCAAGATCAATAAACTTTAACTTGTCATCTAGTTTATTCAACAACAATGTATCTTGCCTATTGTACACAATAAACCTACGGAAATCGTTGTTGTACAATTGATCCAGTGTGCCTTCGTATACTGTTTTGTTTTCGCCAATCTCCATCTCACCGATGGCATCCAGTCGATAGGTATGTCGTTCTTCATAGGTATACTTGCGATATAGTTCAAGACTGTCTAAGTGTACACGACCGTGAAAGTCATATGTAATTGCCTTCTTACCGTATTTTTCATATTCACGACGTTTGGGAAACTGATCCCACAGACAAAATCTGCGTGTATCTTCTTTACTCAATACCTGTGTGACACGATTGACTGTGTACGGAACGTCATAGCCTTCACTGTTCCATCCGCTGATAATATCGGCATCTTGAATCAGATCTAAGAATGTTTCCAACATATCTGCTTCGTTGTCAAACAAGTGTGTATCGGGAATGTCAGCAACCAACTTGACAGCATCTTCCATCTTCATGCTTTTGGGAGGCAGGGCCAGTGTAATCAACTTACTCATCCATTTTAGGTAAACAGTAATCGCAGTAATTGGCATGAAGGCATCTTCGGGAGTGCTATAGCCACGTTCTGGATCAAAGTCTACCTCAATGTCGAAGAAGCAGATGTTTAGTTTAGGACCGTCTTGATTGAGGTAATTTTCGCTTAGATGAGCAAAAATTGGATTGATGTCACTTTCATATAGTTCCTTGCTACTATTAATAGCCACTTCTTTACGAAAGTCTTTGGTATTTTTACATACTACTCTGGTCAATGGATCACCATATATACTGGTGAATTTTCCTTTTTGATCTGGATAGTAAAATGTGTAGCGTACAGGGTGTTCTTTAAAAACCCGTTCGCCTTGGTCGTTTCTTTCAACAACCTTGATAATGTCATTCTCTCTGTCAAAGAGAGCGTCTACGTAACTCATATTTAAATTTTTCTCCTATGCCATTTAGGGCTGGCAAATACCAAACAAGTCAGTTGTGGCTGACTAAACCTTACTCTTATGTATTAATTATCAATCTGACTATTGCTATCACATCGATAGTGACTAACAACAAATAATTAGCAACCATGCCGGTTGAGCCTCTAGTCCATGATGCCCACCCAAATATAGCACACTGTATAATAAACAACGGATAAAGAATTAAAAATGGTGGATTAGGTAATGTAATGCCCATCCAGATTGCACAGGCAATACTCATAGCCCAAGCAGTAATTTCAAGAACAAACCGTAACGGCCATTCTCGATAATCTTGCTTGGCCCAACTGTATGTATTGGTTACCGAATTAGTGAGCCAGTCCAAACTCACTTGTCCTTGCCAACGGTGACAATCAAGGTTTCTAAATCGTCAAACTCGCTGAACACATCATTCCAGTTGCCTTTGTGTGCAATGCTGATGGCTTTGTTAATTAGTGAAGGTTTGATATCTAATTCTTCTGCAACTGCTTTGACAGTTTCTTTCAGACCTTCTGTTAAACTTTCGATTTCATATCGGACTTGAACGCCTTCGTTAACAAGTCGCTCCAGTTTGGCTTTCTCTTCTGGTCCATAGGTTCTATCGCCCATATCATCTCCTTAGTAATAAGTTTAATTATATATGTATGCTTGACAGAAGTCAATGATTATTTTTTCAAAAGGCAAAAAAAGGCCCCAAAGGGCCTTTTATGATTTTAATATCATCACGCGGCCGGTGCTGCCGGCTTTGCTTTGGCCTTTTGAAGTTTGTCTAACTTGCCTAGCACTGCTTGTAGACGTGCTTGAACATCTGCAGGTAATCCTTTGATGATTTCAGGATTTTTGCCGTATTCATCTAACACTTTAAGATGTTTCTGTAGTTCTGCTAAATCAGCAGGATCCATTTCAATACCGCTGTCTTTGAACCAATTCCATAATTTGCCACCACCGTACAGTGCCGCCGCCGCGGTAATTACTGCCGCCACTTTGGCTGTTTTTGGGTTACGAGCAATTACCCCCTTTGCCTTATCAAGCCAGGATAGTTTTTTATTAACTCCCGGGTCTGGTGTTGGTGTAACTGGAGGTGTGGTACTTCCACCTGGGCCAAGTTTTCTTCGTTTTTCAATCTCAGAACCAGTCATTTTTTCTGCTGGATTGGCTCGATTATAATATTCACCTGGCACGCCTGGAACTTTTTCCCATGTTTTACCATCTGCTCTCATTACTGAAGGTAACGGATCACCAGCCATACGATCGAATGCACTGGCTTCTTCGATGTATTGTTTCATAATCGACATTTGATCAGATTCGGAAAACATTTTAATATTTGACATGACAAATGCACGTAACTGGGCTTCTGTCATAGTTTCTAAATCTTCTGAAGTAATAGACTCGGAAATTTTATATTTGGTCAATAATGTTTCTATAGCAGTCAATGACTGAGTTAACTTACTACGAGCAATAACATTCTTACCATCTGCTAAAAGTTTTTCTAATTCTGGAGTAATTTTTCCAGTTTCTGGTAACCCTGCTAATTTTTCAAATGCTTTAATACCGGCTTCGGTCTTTGGTCCTATACGTCCGTCGATTGGACCGGGATCTATTCCCAGTGCTTTAAGTTGTTCTTGAACTTTTTGTACTCTTGGATCAGAACCTGGTTTTGGTTTGTTTGGATCAACCGGTTTGTTTGGATCAACTGGTTTGGTTGGATCAGTCGTCGTTGTTGTTGTTGGTTTTTCGTCAGAACTAAATTGTGCCGGAAGAGACAATGCTTGTTGTGTCAATGCTTGAATTTCAGGATCGTTTGCAAAATCTGTTTTTAATCCAGCGGCATAGGTCTGCAATTCTTTGTATTCTGCGGCAGTCAATGCTTCTTGTAGTTCATTTGTGCCTTCGGCAATACGCTGGATTCGTGCAATAAGTTCGCTCATGCTTTCTGTTTTAGGTGACACCATTGGAACAGACTTCTTGGGCTCTTTTGCTTTAGCCAGTAACTCTTTTACTCTTGCTAATCGTTCTTCTTTGGATTTATCAGTTCCGTCTTTGTTATAATCTACCGGAAACTTTTTCTTTTCTTCTGGAGGTGTTAGATCGTAAGGACTAGGTTTCTTTTCTCCGTCTTGAGTTCCGCCTGTTGTTGCTGGAGCAGCCGCAGGTTTTTCTACACCATCTTTTTCTGCTGTGGCCATAGCAGTCTTGACTGCTTCTAATTCTTTGGCCATTTCTGGATCTTTGCCTATGCCATCTTTTTCTGCTGTAGCCAACAGTGCTTTTAATTCGTCATAGACTTGTTGTACTTCTGGTGCCAATTTTGCACCTGGGCTATCTACGCCAACTACTCTTTCTTCGATATCTTGATCAATAACTTCGTCTTGGAATTCCTTTAATAGACTTTCGAAAATATTACTTTCAAAAGGCTTGTTAAGTTTAAGGCCAATACCGCTGGATTGACTGAGACTACTACCGCTTTTTACAGCAGATACTGTGGAATTTAATTTTGTTACTAGATCTTTTAATTTTGGCAGTGTATCTGTTTTGAATTTTTCAACTTTTTGTTTTAAGACGGCACCCTGACTTCTAGTTTTAATATCTTGGGAGTATTGATCTTTGTCATCACCTCTAAACATACGTCCCAATGCTGTGGAAGTTTTAGCATTGTCGGGAATTAAGCCTAGATCAGCAAGTGTTCTATCGGATCTTTCAGAACCAGTGGCGCCAATACTGATGCCACTTCCACCTCCCATACCTCGTGATATACTTTGTGCTCTAACCCAGCCACCGCTTACTGGATCATAAAGGCCAGGCAGTTTATTTTTCCATGCTAGATCGTTAAGTATTTCTGCACGAGCCTGCTCGTCATTTTCTTTGCCTTTTATAGCGGTTTCTATGTCCTGCAATGAAATGTTCTCTGCAAGCACTACAGCATCCAGTTTGTCTAGTATTGATCTAATATCCATTTGGTTTTCCTCAAATTCTTATTATGTATTTATTAAAGCTCACTTTAAATCGTCAGGGTAGCGAATCCGTTGATTAGCCCAGCAGCCGGGCACATAACCTCTAACGGTCCTGAGGTATGTTCTTAACAATTCCATTTTCTTAATGCTAGAGCTTTTCTAGTAGGTTTACCATTGGGTTTTTTCATTGGACCCTTAACTCCGCCCATTCTAGCACAAAAACTTTTACGACGTTTGGCTGCTTTAGAGCCTTTCTTCAACTTGCTGGGCTTAGTGGTCACTGCCATTTGTAGTTTGCTACCAGGATTTTCTCTGCGGTAACTGGCAACACCTTTGGCATTTAATCCGCCCTTTTTACTCTTACCTTTGCTGGTTTTCCAAGCGGCCGCTTCACTTAACAGTTCGTCATCATCTACTGATTCAAAATCTTCCCAAATCTGTTCAACATCGACGCCGTGCAAGTCAGCCAACTGTTCAACCATTTCTTCAATGATATCAAACAGTTGATCTGCTTCGACACTTTCATTTTTACCTGCACAATGCGCTTTTTGACTAAAACCCTTGGGGTTAGAACAGTTGATACTGTTCTTGTATTTTTTACTCCACTTTTCAGTGATGAATTCTTTAGCTCTCATAGGGAATTCCTGCTAGGCCGCAACCCAATCGGGCAAGTGCCTCGACCGTATCATTAAACAGGACTGTAAGGGTTTCTCGGAGTGTCATAGCCATCGTCCTCTGGATATACTGGATATTCGTTCATTTTAGTGTTGCACGTAGCATCCATGAATGTTTACGATGTGCATCTTGGCGACTTGCTAAAAAGTCTGATAATCCGTGTTCGCCTTCTCTTTCAGACATGGCAAATACCAATTTAAAAATTTCTGCCATTTTTTCAGAATCTACTAACAGGATCTGTGTCATAGTCATTGCATCTGGAATTTCTGTTTCGTCGTCAATTTTTGACAACATTGAAAATCTTTCAAAACTTCCAGGAGTATAACTATTTGCTTTACGAATGTTTTCTGCAAAGGCATCGATATTTCCGTAGACTTCTTCGTAGATACCGCCAAACAACTCGTGATACTGTTGAAAATTTTCACCTTCTACGTTCCAGTGAAAATAGTGCGCCTTTAGATAAAAACTAAACTCGCTAGCGAATGCTATTTTAAGTGCTTTTGCCAATTCTTCCATTTATGCCACCTGTGCTACTGCGTATACAGCCGACACCAACATTGTTTTTAAATTAATGTCGTCGGCCTCTTCATCTAACTTGTCAGTTCTAACTAAATCTAACATTAACTCTTTAAACTCGTCACTGCCAATTTGTTGTTGTTGATATGCTTCACAGATACTTAGTGCCAATGTAGCACGTTCAACAGCCCAAGGGCGACCGCATTGTGTTAATTGTTGTAATTGTTCTATCATTAGAATCTCCCTAAGACAGCACTAGCGGCTTTGTCAGCCTGTGCGGCCATCAATTTCTTTTTAATTTCGCAGTATGTATCGCTGCCTTGTTTTTCTGTACTACGTTTGTAAAAGTCGTCCACGGTTTCTTGCATAGGTTTAACTAATTTAAGAACATCATTTTGGCGCCATCCTTTACTTTCGCTGTAAAGTTGGAACCATTCTAGGTTATCTTTGATACGTTTGACTTGTGGTGCGTGTGGTTGCTTGCAATCTAATTGTGCCACACTTTGACGCACATCTACAATACGTGCAGATTGATTAGGATCACTGAAACTAGGAATCCATTCTTTGACACTGGCACAACCAGTCAATGACAGTGCTAGTGTTAAAATTAAGATTCTTAGCATTTAAATTTTCTCACAGTCGTTGACACGTTTACCTTTGTTCTTACCAGTACCAGGTTTTGTACCAACTTTTCTATGACCAGGCCAACAATTCTTTGGTCCTGCTACTTCGGAGATGTCTTCTTCATATGTGCCGCATTCGTCTAATCCATGCATTGGACAAGATTTGCCTTTGGCAGTGTGATTGCATTTTTTTGAGGCTTCTAAAAGATAGTCTGCAAAAGTCTTTTTGCCTTCTGTTGCAGGAGCAGGTGCTGGTGCTGGTTGTGGAGTACCTCCTGCGGGTGTTACTGTATTTTGTACTTGTCCGCCAGCAGTTCTTTTTTGCGCTACAGTTTGTGTGCCCATATCGTATTCAGCATTACTGTCGCCAGTTTGCTTACCAGTCTTATCGTAAGTATGAACAACCTTTAATGGACCTTTCATATAACTTACAGTAATATTGCCAGTGACTAGGTCGTGTTCTTGACTGAAACCACCGACCATCGGAGTAGCATACTTGATTGCTTTACCGGCTTTATCGTAGGTAAATGTTCCAGCGCCAGATGAGTGTACTCTAGTACCGTCCTGATTTACAGTAAGTTTTTCACCATTGCCTAAATCATATGGGCCAGGTTGAGAAAAATCGCCTTCGGGAAATGGCGGTGCCTGTGGAACTTGGAGATTAGGTTTAAAGTCTGGATCACCAGGTTTACCTGCTTCTTCTAACTGTGCGGCCAGTGCCGACTGGTTAGCAGTTGCTTGTGCCATTGAAGCGGCCTCTTCTTTTTGTCTTGCCTGTTCCCATGCTTGTAGATTAGCACCTGCTAATTGTTGAGCTTTTGCTTTAATTTTATTAATTTCAGCAATAGCATCTGGGCTAGCGCCTTTTTCAACACCACTATTGTCTGGTATCATCTCTTTGGCAAGCATATCGTACTTTGCCATCAACTGTACATACTCTACATATTTTGGATCTGATTGATTAACAATGGCTTCTTTTTTAACAGAATTGTCCGCAGTCTTAACACCATACATCTTAGCCACAGCCTTTTCGTCGTATGGTCTAAAGTCGCTAAGTTTTTCTTTTGCGGCATCTGCTGCCGAAGAAATTTTGTCAGCAACTTTTTTCAATGTGTTATTTTCATGAACAATAGACACAAAGCGGCGCATATCATCATTTGCGCCTTCTATTTTGCGACTAGATGATTTATCTAGTACTTGTAAAATGTGCTTTATGTCCATGGTATTAACCGTTCAAGCGTGTTAAGAATTGTTTCATACGAGCCAAGTCTGCTGATTCGTTAACTGATTCTTTCTTACCAAAGAATTTAGCCTGCTTGTCGCTCATGCCTTTCTTGCCACCCTCTTCATCTTTACCTAAACGACCAGCAACAACATCGCCCTTAGTTACTTTGTCATATGGTTTGGCATTGTTGGCTAAGTTACCGTCGCCCTTCTTCTTTTCAGCAACTACTCTTTTAACAATACTGCTGACCAAATTAGATTCTTTAAAGTCAGGATTTGTAGGACCAGGTGTCTTTTCACTCCACTCTTTACCTTTGTGTGGACCAGAAGTCACTTTTGGATACTTGCCAGTCTTGGGATCTTTCTTAGGAGCGGCAGTAGCACCATCTGGTGGACTCATCATGTTAGTTTCATTAGTTTTCTTTTTCTCGCCTGCTTTCTTCATAGCATCTGCTTTTTTGGTAGCATCTGCTTTGGTCATGAATTTCTTTTGAGCTTTGCCCACTGCTTTTTCAACTGCTTGGGTAAGAGCTTCTTTGATCATCAGATCTTTTTCTTTCTTGTTCTTGGCAGTCTTTTCTGCTTTGGCAATCTTTTCTGCGGCCTCGTCGATCTCGTCTTTAACACGAATACTGGCCACAGTCCAGCCGATATTGTCACGCTTGATACGGTCGCGTAGTTCGCCTTCGCGCTCGCCTTCGTCTGCAACAATGGTCATGCCTCTTGTCTTATTATCTTTTTCAAGTTTGACAAAATATTGCTTACGCTCAGATTTGTCAACTTTGCCTTTCTTCTTATCAGATGCACGTACACCTGATGCTTCTTTAACAGCACCTTCTAACAAGGATGCTAATTTTTGTTCGTATGTAGTCATTTCGTCAATTTTCCTTTCTTCGTCATCCATGTCAGATACTGGTTCGTCGCTTGGTAGCTCTTGTTCAGCATCACCGGTAATGTCGTCGATGTTGGATGCGTGACTGCCATCGCCGAACTTCACTTGATATTCCATATAGTGATAGACACTATCTAGATAGTCTGCAGATTTGGTAATTTTAGCCTGTACCCAGCCTTCTAAATCCTGCCCGTCCTGAATCATTTGAAACAATTTCATAGAGTATTTTGCGGCTCTATATAGTTCCGAACGAGCCATTTGACCTTCGTGGTCATCTTCTGGAACTGGCATAACTGGTCTTATTTGGTCGTGCATGGTTAAAATCTCCTGGTATTATATTTATCGTTTTGCTATACTGCCGCCTGTCAACAGATTGGCTTTCATGTCTAATGCGTTTTTAGCAGTGCCGTCTTTGTTTTTGGGTGTTTTACCCGGTTTATTCTTGTATACTGCTCCTATGCTAACCATGCCAGCAGTAGTACCACTGAGATCGCCTGTTTCATCGAATCTATCTGACTTTCTAGAGTGCATTGTATAAGTGAATTTCTTTTCTGGATGCTTTTCACGAAGTTTTGCTATTGCGTCCTGTGCATCGCCTACGCTGTCGTGTTGGCTAACTTTAGTCCAGGCTTTTTTCAATAGCCCTTCGTCTTTTTCTGTTTGTGTCCTGATTACAAAATAGTCTTCTTCGTCGTATGCAAACTTATCAAAATTTTCATCAATATTCTTATCTATGCCACGACTAGCAACTCCGCCTTTTTTACGTTTTGCAACAAGTTCTTCAATACCATGACGAATCTGCTCTAAGTTTTGGGCCAACCCCATAAACATACCACCTTTGTGTAACTGTGTGATACGTGCCCATACCACTAATTCGTTGCTGTCTGCAAGTTCTGCAAGTTCTTTCAACTGTGCGCGGGCTTGTTCTATACGGCCATCAAGGTCCATACTATTGGCTTTTTCGTGACCGTATATTCTGGGATTGTTCGGCTTGGCCGGATCCATTTCAATTGGTGTTTCTTTAACAGATTGTTGAGATTTTTTATCTTTAGGATAGGCAGTATCTCCGTATTTAACTTTATCATTAACTGGACTTTGTCCCTTAAATGCCGCTTTAATTTTTTCTAATGTTCCTGAACTATTGTCTTGTTGTTCGTGGGTAAGTTGATCAGCAACAGTTTCTTGCATTTGTGCCATTTGCACGGCCTGAGCAGCCAAACGCGGAGGAATACCTTGTTTTACAAGTGCGTCTTGCGCCTGCTGTTCACTCATACCCTGTGCCAACAATGCTTTGGCTTTTTTAGCCAATGACATCATGTCTATTGCACCTTCGGTTACTATGTCTATTA